AAACATAGTCGTAAACATAGTCGTAAACATAGTCGTAAACATAGTCGTAAACATAGTCGTAAACATAGTCGTAAACATAGTCGTAAACATAGTCGTAAACATAGTCGTAAACATAGTCGTAAACATAAAAAAAATTGATTTTTTTAGTTTAAATAATTATAATTACCAATTAACAACTAAAATGACTTCTATAACTATAACATCAGCTAAGTTCACCGATATGACGAATTCTCTATTTGATGAATTTCTGAAATTGATTCAGAATAATCCTTCAATTGTTTTTGATATTGATAAATTAAAACAAATCTGGCAGTTTGAAATGCAGACCAAGATTGAAAACGCCCTTGATAATAAGGGTGAAGATACATGTGCTTATGTTTCTGAATATGAATGTGATAAGGTAGATATTTTTGATTTTGTTACTGGAACTCCTATTAATCTTATAAGACCTAGTGGAGATGGTATAAAAGCAAAATTAGATTATTTAAGAGAACGATACGAATCAAATGGATTTCGTGAAGCGTGTAAATGGGATGATACTTGGAAAAACAATTCAGTAGCAGGACAACTCTTTGCATTCATTCATCAGCTTGAAAATAAAATACAAATATTTAAAATAACTCATGTAGAAACATATGAAAAACGTCGAGATGAATGGGATATTATAGAACACCGAAAAAGAAACGTTTTGCATATGTCTCCAATGATAAATGAATTTACTTTGACTGAATTTGCTCATAATTATCTACCAACATGGAAAAAAAATGGTACATTAGCTACAGTGTACGGAACTACACGATATAAAACTACATATAGAAAATAAATAAAAAAATTGATTTTTTATTTTACGTTTATATTCATATTCACATGCATCAGTTAATAACTACAAACAGACCATGAGTTCTATGACTTCCGCTAAGTTTGCTGAAAAGTTTATTTCTCTCATTGAGGAATGTCTTGAGATATACGATAATGATGATAATAGAATGTTAAGAGATATGTTGCATTCTACGGAAATGCAGAGCAAAATTGAAAGTGCTTATCATGATCGTTGTGGTCTTGAAAGTGAGAAAATAGATACTGAATCTTTTATTACTGGGACTCCTATTAATCTTAAAAACCCATCAACAGTTATGGGTAAAAAAGCGAAGATAGATTATGAAAGAGAACAAAAAGAATCAAATGGATTTCGCGAAGCGTGTAAATGGGATGATACTTCGACAAACAATTCAGAAGTGGGACAAATGTTTGGATTCGTTCAACAAGGTAAAAATGTAAATATAATTCAAATACATACAATAACAAGGATAGAAAGCAATAAAAAACGAAGAAAACAATGGGATATTATACCACATAAAATAAGAAACGTTTTGCATCTATCCCCAATGATAGATCAACTTCCATGGACTGAATTTATTCATAAATATTTACCAACATGGAAAAAAGATTGTAAACATATATTAAGAGGAACAAAAAGATGTATAACTACTTATAAAAAATAAATATAAAATTTTTATATTTTAAACTTAATTAAAGTTTAAAATTTATTTAAGATAAAATTTAAAAATGATTTTTAAAGATTTGTAAATTAGAAATTATACAGATAACAATGTCAACTACCGCATCAAATAAGAAATATACTAAGAAAGATCAGATATCACATGTCTTATTGAGACCTGAGATGTATATTGGTTCTACATCTCTTAGGAATTCAGATGAATATATTGCTATAAGAGATGAAGATAATGACTATAACATCATTAATCAGAATATTCAAAGTTCACCTGCTATTTTGCGTATATTTATAGAAATATTAAGTAACGCTATCGATAATTATCAACGTTCAGTAGCATCGAACATTCCATGTTCTTATATTAAAATATCTATTGATAGAGAAACTGGAGAAACTATCGTATCAAACGACGGTGATTATATTCCAATTGAAATAAATGAAGATGAAAATATGTATAATCATAGTTTGATATTTGGACACCTACTTGCCGGTAGTAATTTCGATGATTCACAAGAACGACTTGTTTCTGGTATGAATGGTGTTGGTGCAACTGCTTGTAATATCTTTTCTAAAAGATTTACAGTTAAAGGTCTTGATCCTAATGTCGGTAAGACGTTTGAACAAACGTGGGAGAATAACATGAAAGATGTGTCAAAACCTATTATTAAAAATACAAAGTTAAAGAAATCATATACTGAGATTTCATATATTCCAGATTTTGAACGATTTGGAGTAAAAGGATATACAGATGATATATATAATCAATATATGAAATATGTTCTTGATACTGCTGTTTTAACGAAAGTAAAAGTTTATTTTAATGATGAATTGATTCCTGTTAATAATTTACTAACATATGCAAACCTATTCGAGTCTCCAACTGATGAAAAAATACATATTAAAGATGGAGTTACAGAAGTTGTAGTAACAACATCAAAAGAATTCGAATCTGTTACATTTGTTAATGGTATTTTTACGAAACTAGGTGGAACTCATTTAGATGCATGGTCTGAAGCGATTTTTCGTCCAATATTAAACAAATTAAATGGAAAGAAAGATAAACCGGCTCTATCAATTAAAGATGTAAAACAAGTATTTAGAGTATTTATAACGACAACAGTAAATAATCCACGTTTTGAAAGTCAGTCTAAAAATAAGTTAGAATTTCCAAAAGTCGTCGCAAATGTTAAATCGGCAGATATTAATAAAATATGGAAATGGTCAGTTATTAGTGATTTACAAGATATAATCAAATCAAAAGAAATGTTAGTTCTTAAGAAATCAGAAAAAAAGAAGAAAGGATATACTAAAATCGATGGATACGATCCAGCGAACTATTCTGGTACTAAAAATTCACATTTATGTAGTTTAATCTTATGTGAGGGATTATCAGCGAAAACATATGCCGTTGCAGGTATAGAAAAGGGTATATACGGTTATGAAGGTCGTAATTACTTTGGAGTTCTAAGTTTAACTGGTAAAATTTTAAACTGTAGGAATTCTAATCTACAAGTAATATCAAAAAATAAAGTAATTACTAATTTAATTCAAGCGTTAGGATTACAATATAGTGTTGATTATACAGATGATGATAATTTTAAAACTCTTTCATATGGTAGAGTTGTGCTTTTAACTGATTCTGACGTTGATGGCCTAAATTTTTTGGGCAAGTGATATTAAAGAATATTGCTAGTCTGGTATAACAGACAACACAATCAAATTGCGGGAAAATCTTGTTAAGTCTTTAAACTAACTTATATGGAAACATTATAAGGGTCTTAGTTAATTACTAAGAGAGTAAAAATTAAAGAATAGAGATAATCCGCATCCAATCTCCTAAGTCCATTACTGTAAGGATATATCCTCTAAAGAGGTGGAGACGGTTCAACGACTAAATGATTGTGGGCATGAAAGGACTAACAATCCTTTATGATTGCTTAAGATATAGTCTATCCCCATCTGAAAAGATGCTTTTAATAAAAAAGATTAGTTTTATACATAATTAATCGTTTGAATTAAAAGATGTTATGAATCTAGATTCAAATATCTAGATAAACTGGTATTAGAGGCATATTTCTGGCTTAATAATGAATTTTTTTCATTTCTTATTTCCATCTTTATTGAAGAGACCTCAACCATTTTTAGTAAGTATGATAACACCAATTGTTCGTGTTTTCAATAAAGGAGGTGATATACTTTTTTATGACGAAAATCGGTTTAAAGAATTTGTGAGAAATCAAACGAAGAGTTTTAAAAGTAAGTATTATAAGGGACTTGGAACTACAAAAACGGAGGATATTCCTGATACATTTGGTGAAAAAATGGTTGAATATTGTGAAGATATAAAAACTGATAAAAGTATTAATAAGGTATTTCATAAAGATTTTGCAGATGATAGAAAAAAATGGCTTGAATGTTTCAATCCTAATCCTGAATTTTCTATTGATGACGGTGGTAAAATGATTAAAATGAATATGTCTTCTTTCTTAGACAACGAAGTTATTAAATTTTCACATGATGATTGTAAAAGAAGTATACCGAGTCTATTTGACGGCTTAAAGCAGTCCCAACGTAAGATTTTATTTGCAATGAAGAAACGTAATCTTACATATAATAAACAATCAGTTAAAGTTGCTCAATTAGGTGGATATGTAGCAGAACATACAAATTATCATCACGGTGAACAAAATCTTTATCAAACAATGGTTAAAATGGCACATGAATTTCCAGGAAGTAATAATATTCCTCTATTATATAGAGATGGTCAATTCGGATGTCTAGATCCAGAAACTGATATTCTTTTGTGGAATGGAACAAAAAAGAAAGCAAAAGATATTATAATTGGTGATAGATTAATTGGCGATGATGGTTATCCAAGAAATGTTAAGCAAATAACATCCGGAGAAGATGATATGTATAATATTATACAATATTCTGGACAAACATATAAAGTTAATAGTCAGCATATTTTAACTTTGTATTGTGAAACACATAAAAATATTTGGTGGTCTGACTGTTCTAATTCATGGAATGTATCATATTATGATAAAAATGAATCAAAACTTGTAGATATATCAATTCCTGTTAAAATATTCACTCATACTAATGGTTTCACGAAAGAAAAAGGTTTTAAACATATTACTGATTTAATTAAAGATATACCCGATAATAATATATTTGATATCAAAGTTATAGACTATATAAACATGACTCCTCGTATGCAATCTAAATTAAAGGGTATATTTTGCAATACTCATATCAAGTGGAAATCATCAAAAACATCTATAGATCCTTATGAATTAGGTATATTACTAAAAAATAAACGGAATAATATAATCCCGTTTTCATATATTTTTAATGATCTAAATACTAGAAAGAAATTGTTACATGGATTCTTAAATTCGTCCTCATCTATTGATACATTTAAAGATTCTTATGAAATTGATGAAAAATATAGTTATCTTTTTGATAGAATCAAAATTATATGTAATTCACTTGCTTTTCATACAAAGCAAACATCAACCAGTTTAATTATTAATACTAAACCAGTATACTACAATAAAATTGAGGTTGAATATGCTGGTAAAGGCGCATTTGTTGGGTGGTCTGTTGATGGAAATGAAAGATTTTTATTAGGTGATTATACAGTAACACATAATAGTCGATTATCGGGTGGAGATGACGCCGCTTCTCCAAGATACATTTACACAAAAATGGAACCTTTGACACCATTACTTTTTAGAGAAGAAGATGATGTTCTTTTAGAATATGTTGAAGATGATGGAGATAAATTAGAACCTACATTTTATGTTCCTATTCTACCAATGATTTTGATAAATGGATGTTCTGCGATTGGTACTGGATGGTCTTCAAACATTCCATGCTATAATCCAGCTGATATTATTAATTGTATTAAGACATGGTTAGAACATGATGGCAAAATATTTATTGAAGATGATGAAGACCCAACTATGATTTTATCTCTTCTACCGTCAATTATTCCGTGGTATAGAGAATTTTATGGTAAAATCGAAGAAAAAGATAATAAATATATCACATATGGTATTATTAGTAAAGAGAAGAATAAAACTAAGATTACAGAATTACCTGTTGGTATGTGGACTGATAAATTTAAAGAATTTTGTGAAGATTTGTTAGTTGATAAACAAATTAAAAGCCTTAATAACGAATCTACACCAAGAAAAGTTCAATTTACTCTTGTTGAACATGATGAAGGTATAAGTTGTAATCATACTAATATGAAATTAACAACTACTATTAATATTTCGAATATGGTTGCATTTAATGAAAAGAATCAATTAAAAAAGTATTCAGTTGATGAAATAATTAATGATTTCTGTATTATGAGATTTGAATTGTACAAAAAACGAAAATTACATCTAATTAATCACTGTGAAAAAGAATTAAGACATCTTGGTAATAAAGCAAGATTCATTAGAGAAGTTATTGATAAGAAATTAAATATTATGAATATCGACGAAGATATTATCATAAAAGATTTAGAAAAACGAAAATATGACAAAGAATTTAGAAACGACGATGATAATGATACTACTACATCATCTGGATATGAATATCTACTTAGAATGCCTGTCCGTGTATTAAGTGCTAATCAAATCAATAAATTAAAAAATGATATAAATTCTATTCAAACTAAATTAGATAATATTACATCTACATCTGAAAAGAAAATGTGGTTAAATGATATTGATGAATTTGAGAATGAATATGAAAAATGGTTAAAAAATATGAAAAACATTTCTGAAAAAAATAATAAAAAAAAGAAATAAAATAATAAAAAAATACTATTAAATAAAAAAATGGAAAGAATAAATTATATTAATGCCGTAATAATGTTCGTTGGTGTAGTAATAACTTCTTTAGGAATATCTATGAATTCAAAAATTAATGATAGTAATAAAAATTCAGAAAAAGAAATAGAAGATATAAAAAATATAAGTTTAATTATAACTATAGTATTTTCAGTATTACTTGGACTTACATTATTAGGAATTGGTTTAGCAACTTCACAACCAGCAATTTTAATGAGGATATTACAATTTAAAATAATTATTGGTATTGTAATTCTATTAGAAATAATATGTATTGCCGTTAGTGCTTCAACTTTAACTATTATTGATGACAAAACAATTGATAATGAAACAAAAGATGATAAAATTAATGTTTCAAGTCAAATAATATATATTATAGGTATTTGTTTAATAGGTTATACTACTTATTCTTTTTTTCAACATTAAATATTAAACTATTGTAGTTTAATATTTTTACAATTTTATCCCGATTTTTTCTAAAAATTCGAGTCCATTTTTTGCAGCTTGTTGTTGAGCATCTTTTTTTATAGACGCTTGTCCTTTACCTATTTCTATCATTCCACGATCAGTTTCTCTATAAACAATAGAATATGCAAAAGTTTCATCTCGTGTATCAACATACTTTATACGTCCTAAATATTTATTTTGATTAAATATTTCATTTAGTCTCGATTTATAATCTTGCATTACTTCAAATTCAGTTGATAATTCTATGTCGTCAAATATTGTTTTTAATATGTCATAACATATAGCGTAACCTACTCCTATTTTATATTCATTATCTAATATATTACAAGTACATCCTAAAAATGCTTCAAATACATCTTCTAATAACTTTTTCTTTTGATGATTTCTCTGATATATATTTGAAGAAATAAAATCCCAAAACCCAAGATTCTCTGCTATTTGAGAAAATTGTTTTTTACTTCCATAATTTGATCTTATTATATGTAATACTTTCACATCTTTCACTGATGTCATATCTGGAAATCGTCTATATGGATAAAAGCCTATAAAACAATCAAATACACCATCGCCTAACTTCTCATATATTTCATAATTATGTTTAGAATTAATATCTGTTTCAATTTTACCTGATGAATTCATATATGACGTAATAGAATTAGATGTAAATGCCTTTTCATATTCAATCATTGCTTCTTTTGTTAAAAGAGAAGTAATGTAATGATCTTTTATATTTCCTTTTTTTAATAAACTTTTTATTAAATTATAAAAAGATTCATGACGATCTCCATAATAAAAAGTTAATTTTTCAGCATTTTCATTTTCTTTATTTTTGAACATATTTTATTGAATATAAATATTTATTTTTGAAAAAACATTATATCATTATTGAATTTTTCTTATATATAATAAATATAATGAATTTAACAATTACTCCATTAAAAAAAAGAAAAAAATCAAAAAGAAAATCTAGTAAAAAACCTAGAAAATCACCTATAAAAGTTAATAAAAAACCTATTAGATCTCCAATAAAAAAAGTTAATCAAAATATTGCTAATCGCAAAAATAAACGAAAATATTGCGGTAATAATGCGTTATCACCTCATTTAATTGAAAATGGTGGTAATAAAATTCTTGGTACTAATTATGAATGTTTAAAAACAGGTATTGGTTTTGGTATTCATGCTCCTTTAGATATGGATTTTATTAATTATCAAGCAATTGATCCACCAGATAATATATATTGTGGAGATAAAACACCATTACCTGATAGATATGATGCGTTCGGAAGGCGATCTTCGTGTTTACGTAAAGGTGTAGGTCAAGGTAAACGTATTGCACTTCAAAGAGCGGGATATCTATAAATCATCGTCGTCATCATCGTCATCGTAATCAAGTTCTTTTTCTTCATGATAATTACCATTATTTATTATTTCTAACACTTGACTTGTCTCTCCTTCTTCTAATTTTTTTCTAAGTCTTTTTATTTTATTTATTAAATTATTAAGAAAATCATCATTTTCGCTATTATGAGCCGTAAAATGAAATGGTTTTGCTATTATTGTATTATCTGGTTGTGTATGATATACTTCATCGTAATCATCTAATATATAAGTATTTTTAGCATTATATCCTGGTAATTTATAAATATCCCACAATATACTCAAATCCTTAGTTCCTTTACCAAGTTTTGATGATATTTTACAATGATATGAGAAAAAAACATAATCTAATTTTCTTTCTGGTCTTCCTGCTAATACAATCTTTTCTATTATAAATAATGCATACCCTTTACTTGCAGCTGTCCATACTGATACATTAAAATTTTTAAAGAGATAATCCAAAAACTTTTGTAATCCTGGTCGTTCAAATATTACATAATAATTTTCCATATTTTGAAAATCAAAATTTATCGCTTTAGTTTTATTTGATTCAATATCATATAAATCTTCTTCATCTTCATCATAATCATCATCGTCATCTTCTTTTAATATTTCACCAGATATTATACTTTGATCTAAATCTAAAAATATATTTATTTTCTTATGTTCACTTTTATCTTCATATAATTCATCGTCACTCATTTTTATTTTTATATATATTAATTTAAAATTTTAAATTTATTATAAAAAAAATATAAAAATGCATCATATTATTTTATTTAGTAAATATTCTAGTGCGTGTAAAAAATTTAACGATACTATAATTGACTCAAAATTAAATATAGACTTTAAACTTCTTTGTATAGATAATAAAATAATTAGAGATAAAATTATTTCTCCTAATAATACTATTGATATTAAGAATGTACCATGTCTTTTGATTATTAATAATGACATCATTGATAAATATGAAGGTCAAGATAGTTTTATTTGGCTTAATGATATTATTCTTCAAAATGAAAAACAAAAACAAATTGAAATCCAAAAAAATCTTGAAAATCAATTGATACAACTTAAACAACAACAACAACAACAACAACAACAACAACAACAGCAACAACAACAACAACAACAACAACGCCAAATTATAGAAGAATCTTCAAAACCACCAGAAAATCATGATATTGATGAACACTTTGATAATCCACCTCCACCCTCATCTATAAATACTCTTATAGATGATATTGACGATCCTTTAGAAAATAATATGAATGATATTGATCTATCATCATATAGAGGTAATGGTGCCATTAATGGCGTTAAAAAAAGAGGCAATGAACTTAAAAGAGAAAATTTACTTTCTGCTGCTTTGGAAATGCAAAAATCTAGAGAAATAGAAGATAAAGCTAATAATCCAAATCCTAATTTTAGAACTATGTAATTTTTTTTTGTTATTTAAAATATAATATCTTATTTAATAAAAAATACATGTCTATTATATATTCAAATGAGCAATTAAAATTGATTGGATATGATGTTACAGATAATCCTGTCGTTAATAAATTTTTCAGTAAAGAAACAGTTGATTATATATCTGAAAGAATTACAAAACTCACAAAAGGTGTAGATGAACGAGGAAGAGATATTATTCTTCCAGATGATAAAATTATTCATCTTATGAATTCAGTTTATTTAAGTTATAACCCTAAACAAGGTTTCGACCAAACATGGACACCTCAAGAATATTTTAATAATCTCGTTGGACAAACAATTACTCAATCTGTTTTTGATATTAAAAATGTTCTTGCTTATGAACAAGCATTTGCTAAATATACTGTTTGGGATACTGTTCTTGGCGAAAACAACCCTAGAGGATTAAGAAGTTATGCTCCTATCAAACTAAGAGAAAAACGTCCAAATTCTATGGAATTTAATATGAATTACTAAAATATATATATATTTCACATCATTTTTTTTATTACAAAATAAATAATAAAAAAAATAAAAGTAATTTAAATAAAAATTTTTTTTTTTGTTTTATATAATAAAAAATGATTTATTCCGACAATGATAACAATAGAATGTCTAATGTAATTTTAACAAAAGACAATTTGGGTAGAACTTATATTCGTAACCCAAGAAAAAAAACTGCTATTTCCAGAATTTTTAACGACGGTGATCTTCTCAGTCTTGCAAAAGGATTTAGTCTAATTGATGCATATAACATTGAACAAGTAGGTGTTGGTAAATATTTCTTTGTATTTAATGAGGAATATGAACCAGATTTTCATGTAAAAAAATATATTCAATCACCAGCTAATGAGGGAGTATTAATTACTAAAAGGGATGCACAACATTTAAGTAAAGATTCTATTAATTTAGCTCAAGCTAGAACAATTGGAGAAAGTTTTGGTTTTATAGATGAAAATATGCTTGAATTAACTGGATATACCCAATCTAAGTTAACAGTATCACAAGCATGTAAAATACTTAAAAATGAGTATAATAATATGCTTCAAGGTAATCTTACCGACGATGACCAAGCATTTGAATATTTTAGAGAAGTATATATTGACAGCTCAATTGAAAGCATGGAAAGATCTACACTTTCTGAGAAAGCAGTTTGCTGTATTTTGGAATTATTATTTGAATTCTGTAAAATTAAAAAAGGTCTTAGAGGACGTGAAGAATCTAGAATCCAATTTGAAGATGGAAAGCGTTCCAAGAGACGTTCAAAGCGTTCTAAGAGACGTTCAAAGCGTTCTAAGAAGCATTCTGATGGAAAGCGTTCTAAGCGTTCTAAGCGTTCTAGACGTTCTAAGCGTTCTAAGAAGCATTCTGATGGAAAGCGTTCCAAGCGTTCCAAACGTTCCAAGCGTTCCAAGCGTTCCAAGCGTTCAGATGGAAAGCGTTCTATTCGTTCTGATGGAAAGCGTTCTATTCGTTCTGATGGAAAGCGTTCTATTCGTTCTGATGGAAAGCGTTCCAAGCGCTCAGATGGAAAGCGTTCCAAGCGTTCAGATGGAAAGCGTTCTATTCGTTCTGATGGAAAGCGTTCCAAGAGACGTTCTAAGCGTTCCAAGAGACGTTCTAAGCGTTCTATGAAACATTCTGATGGAAAGCGCTCTAGACGTTCTAGACGTTCTAGACGTTCTAAGCGTTCTAAGAAGCATTCTGATGGAAAACGTTCTAAGAGACGTTCTAGACGTTCTAGACGTTCTAAGCGTTCTAAGAAGCATTCTGATGGAAAGAAATCTAAGTCAAAGCATCACAAAAAGCGTAGAATGTCTGCTAAGAAACTTTTAAAACTTTTGAAGAAATTAAAGTAAATAATAAAAACAAGATAATTTAATTTTTTATTTATAATAATAAATAAAAAATGAAAAGTGTAAGAATATATAAGAATCAATTAACAAATCAAATATATTTAGATAATAAAAAAACAGAAACAATATTAACAAAATATACTGAGGATGATTATATTTTTATAGCAAAATTAATTTGTTTTATAAAAAAACCAGAAAATATGGAACTTAATATATGTGATATAGATGATGAAAATTGTATAAATGGGCTACTTTCATTTTCATATAAAACACAGGCTTGGATAAAAACTGAACCAGAAAAAGCAATTAAATCATATTTTAGTGATAATAAACCAAATGATTCATCTAAAAAAGGATATATAAATTTAATAGATTTTAAATATATAAATAAACCATCTATATCTTCATCTCATGATTTTCAACAAATAATAAATACATTTACAAAAGAAAATTTAGAAAAATTAAAAGAATTTGGTTTATCATATGGATTCATAACAAAAAATCTACTTGAAATATCAGATACATATGATATAGATTTAGATTCAGGTATTATAAAAAAAATATTTAATGATATATCTAAACAATTTTTAATTGATAATCCTGAAATATATTTCAGATCAAAGGAATATTATGAAATTTGGAGAAATAAATTAATAAAATTAAGTGTAGATAATATAGAACTAAATAGAATCAATAGAGATTTTTTGAGTTTTATATTATTACATATTTTTGAGTTAGCATGTAGTAAATCAAAAATAAAAATAGTTAATTTGAAGGAAATAGATTTTGTTGATGGTAAGAAAAAGAAACGAAGAAGTAAACGTAAAATTAAACGAAAAAATAAAAGTAAACATAGAAAATCTAGAAATTAATTTTTTCTTCAAAAAGGGAACCGATTGGTTTAAAAATATCTTGATTTCTAATAATACCATGATATTGATATTTAGTTTTGTTAAAATTATCTCTAAACTGATTAATTGTTAAATTACCACCATATTCATTTAATAATCTCCAATGAGGAGCAGGATTAATAACAGTGTCTTTAACACCAATAATATCATAATATAATTTAGAAAGAAGAAATTCTGAATGCTCATATAAAACATTGTGTTTATTATCTTTGATAAATGCTTTACAACAATTAAATGAACAGAATACACCATCTGTTTCATAGAATTCTTTTTTATCAATATTGATTGTAGAAATATTGTTAATTGGAATAAAAACAAAAGATTGTTTAGTATCAAGCAAATTTTTCTTAAAATTTGTTATATTTTCTTTAATTGTATAGTTATCTTTACTAACTTCTGAATAATATTTTTTAGTTGCTTTATTGGATATATATCTGATGGGACATCCAATAGGTCTAGAGTCGAATGAATGTCTACACCAATAACATAAATATTTTAAAAAATCAGTGTCTTTTCCAGTATTAAAGTCAATCATAGAAATATTACATTGATATATTCTCTTAGTTTCATCCAAAAAAGAAACAATATTAGAAGAATTATTAGTATTCATTTCAGATAATTCAGTAATTTTTGTAATATTATTTGATGGTTTTTCATTATTTGAGAAAATGTTTGAAATAAGAGTAATATCATATTTCTGATCAATTTTTTCAGTATTAATATTATGTAAAGTAAATATATATTTCTTAGTATTTGTTTTTCTTGGATTCTTAGAATTAGTCATTTTATATATATTTTAATTATATATAAAATATAAATCATTTTTAAATTATAAATTTTGAATAGTAGTTTTAGCGCAATCATTTGATAACATACTAAAAAACACAAAAGGAGTTGTAAAAATAACAGATAAAATTGTATGAATTATAAATTCATGTTTATTTCTTGAACATTTTATTGTAATGATCATAGCATAACAAAATAATACTAGTTCTAGAATAAAAAAAATAATTGAAATATAAAACATAAGATAAGATAAATCATTTTTATTTACTTGAGCATCATAATTATCATTATAATTTTCATGATAGTGTTTTTGTGTTTTTTCATAATTTTCATAAGAGTTTTTAAGAAAAAGAGAAGATAATAACATAGATATTTTTATTATTAGTTAAAAAAATAATAATTATATAAAAATAATAAAATGGATCTTAATATTTTAAATAAAAAAAGTTTGGATGAATTACAAGAAATTGGAAAAGACTTGGGAATAGAAAATGAAATAAATAAAAAAATATTAATTAAAAAAATTAAAGAATGTTTTAAAGATTATGAAAAATATAAATCAGAAGTAAAAGATAGATATGAAAAAATTAAACAGTTAGGTAATAAAGGTAAGGAAGGAATAACATATTTAGTAAAAGATAAGATTTCAAACAATGAATATGCGATGAAAACTTTTAATAAGCGTAAATCAATAGAAAATATTAAACGTGAATCAGAATTACAAATAATAGCAGGAGAAATAGGTATATCTCCAAAAGTAATTGTTGTAGATTTAGTATCTAATAATATAGTAATGGATAAAATGGATGAGCATTTATTTGATGTAATGAAAAGACAGAATGGTGATTTAACAGAAATACAACAAAAACAAATACTTGATATATTTAATAAATTAGATGAAATAAATGTTTTTCATGGAGATAGTAATCTATTAAATTATATGTTAAAGGATAATAGAATTTATATTATAGATTTTGGAATGAGTAAGATAATTGATGACAAATTAAAAAAGAAATTGAAAGAGAATCGACCGAATTTTACATTAATGAATTTAGGTTTTATATTAAAGTTAAAAGAACTGAAATGCCCAGAAAGTAGTTATAAGTACTTAATACAACATGTAAATGATGAAAATAAAATAAAATATGGATTATAATAAATGGAATTAATAAATACAGAAGTAAAAACAGATAAATCATTTTTAAATATATATGCTTTTCAAGATGAAAATTTAATAAAAGAATGTATAGATGGACTGAATTCAAAATTAACAACACATAGATTTAGAAAAGTAGGTTTTTTTTCTGATGATTGCGATGGTGATATATATAAATATGGAAAAATGGATATAGCAAAAGGACAAAAACTAACACCACCATTAAAAACTTTATTAAATATGATAAATTCTATTTTTAATTCTGATTATAATGGAATTTTAATAAATAAATATGACAATGGTGATTTTTATATAGAAAGACATAGTGATAGTAAGAATCATCCAGAAAATGGAGTAATAATAATATCATATGGGTCTACACGTAATTTTAGGGTTTTTGATAAAATTACAGGAAATAAAGTTAAAGACATTTTATTAAAAAATAATGAAGTATTGCATATGTATGGTGATTTTCAGAAAGAATTTGAACATGATATAGAACAAGATAAAAATATAAAAACATATAGATATTCATTATCTTTTCATAAATATAACAATAAAGGACTTTATTAATTTTTTTTTATATTTTCTTAAATAAAAAATAAAATGTTTTTAAGAGTTAGAGAAAATTTTGCGACACCAGTTAATAAAAAATTTGTAGAAAACAAAAAATTGGTTGAAATCAAAAAATTGGTAGAGGACAAAAAAGAAGTTAAATCAAATGATAAAAAACCAAAAGCACATGCACCAAGACCTGTTTTAGGTTCATGTGTAAACACTGGTCAATGGAAGAATGTAGCGATGGTTGATGATTGCATCAATTGCGTAAGTCAACCTGGATATTATGGTGAAAGTCAATTTTACTGTAATGGTAAATGTATGTCAGAATATGATACAGCACAACATTGTTCTACAAAATCTTTAGTTGCAGAAAATGTAGGACAGTGTTCAGCACCATGCTTTCAAGAAGGAGCACCAAGATTATCAAATAAAGGTGGTAATTTTTCATGTACAGTTGATTCACAATGTGGCGATGGTTATATTTGCGCTATAAATAAAAAAGCAGGTACAAGTAAATGTGTATTAGCTACACAAGCATCAACAACACAAGCACCAACAATAACACAACCACCAACAACACAAGATACAAATGAAATTGTTGGTTTTCCAACTGAAAATTTTGAAAATGAAGGAGAATATAATTATAGTCAGGCAATGTACTCAGCAAGAGGAGGGTTTTATGATGATAAAACTAAATTATTTATCGGTGTTTTGTAAAAGAATGTTTTTTATTTAATTTTAAGAATATGAAATTAAATTAAAAGAAATGGAAAGATATTTAGATGAAAGAGAGTTATATGAAATTGGTCTTGATATTGATAATAAATATGATTTAATTAAAGATAAATGTCTAGAAAAATGGTGGAATATAATATATCGTGGAATATTTGATCGTTTCGGTTCTATAGATGTAAGAAATAAAATAAATTCAGAACTTAATTGTTATATTACTATAATTTCTGATAATAACATTTATAAAGAGATTATAAATAATCTAAATTATGAAATAACATATAATAGTTGTAATCAAAAAGAAATATATATAAAAATACAAAATAAAAATGCATTTAATTTTTTAAATTATATTTATGATAATTCTGATGCTCGATATCGTAATAATAAATTATATTCTATATATGAAGATTGGATAATGTTCGGTTATAATATTTGTTCTATACCTATTCTTAACATATTATTAACAGATAAAGATTCTATTAAACCGTATAAAAATAAAGCAAGTGATATGGGATATGATTTAACAATAATAAAAGAAAAAAAAAGGTTAAATTCAAAAACAATTATTTACGATACATGTATGAAAATTCAACATGATTTTGGATTTTATATAAAATTAATACCAAATACGTCTTTAATTGAAAGCGGTTATATATTAAATAATATAATTGAAGACAATTTGAATGAAAATGAGACTTTAAAAGTGATCTTAACAAAGATAGATGATAAACAAACAGATATAGTTTTACCATTTTGTTGTTGTAAAATGATTTTAGAAAGAAAATTATATTATAATATAAATTTTATATAAATATTAAATTATATAAAATTTTAATCAAATGTGATAATAGTTTCAAATGTTTCGATTGCTGCAATAATTGTACCTTTGGGTTGATAAGAAGTCGCACCTTTCTTTTCTGTATGAAGTAGTGTTACAGTAAGTGGTAAATCATCGCAACTATATGTAGTTGCTTCTTTATTTACATCTGTTTTATATATTTGAGCAGTTAAAGGACCTTCAGCTTTAGCAACATAACCATGAGTCTCTACATTAAGATGTTCATTAAGTGTTCGTGTTTGCAAAGAAACCCATTTGATTGTTCTTAATTCTTCTACAGTACCAATAGAATTTGTATCAATATTTGTAATAACAATAATATATCTACTTTCTTTACTTAATAATCCATAAATTTTACAAGCATATAAACTAAAATTACCTTGATTTCTTGTTTTTTTCATTGTAGGATTATTAAAATAACTAGTAAAAAGTTCGTAGATATAATCTTTTTCTGGCTCATATCCGCCATCAATAATTTCTCCGAATTGTTCCATTTTATTATTTATACATGATTGCTTTAAATTCATTCATTGATCATATAATTTATAAGCATCATCATAACTCATTTCAGGTTTATTTTGTCTCTTATTTACATAGTTGTGAAAATCGACAAAAAATTTAAACAATTTATCACGTTCCGCACATATCATATCTAAATAATCTTTGTGTGTTTCAATATATGCTAAAGCATGATCCTTACACGTATGACATGGTATCATAATTGGTATAGCTAAAATAAAATTTTTCATTCTTTCTATACATAATGGATTTGCTAATGATGGATAATTAAGTGCACCATTGTGTAATGTAAACCAAAAACGAGGACCCCATACTTCAGGGCTAGCAAAATTTTCTTTGATTTGCTTTGTTTTTTCATTTTCATTTTCATTTTCATCATTATATTCAATGGTATCAGTATATGGTACTTCAATTTTTTGTTCAACTTGTTGTGGTTTTATTAAATAACTAGCTTTTAAAGTTTTATATGGTTGTGATCTTGAATCCATTTTCTTTTATTTATAATATTTTTTATTTTTTTAAAACTATATTTATAAAAATATTACAAATTAAATAAAATGACAACAACTTTAGAAAATGTTTTTAAAGAATGTGAAAAATATAATATTTTTGTAAATTTAGATGACACATTCTGTTATACACCTGAAAAAATAAGTAGATATAGTTCTAAGTATATTGGTTCTGTTCATAGTGTTTCTGATATTTATGAAATCGCAGAATGTATTAGTGAAGAAGGTAGTGCTAATATTAAATATATAATTGAAAGTAAAAATAAGAAATATAATGATAAAATAACTAATATATTAATCTCTCTATTTATTAAACAAAATTTTGATCCATTTATTGATGAAGATGATGAATCCATCAATATTGTTATAGAACAAAAAGATATTTTTATTGATTATTCTGACAACGATGTTGAAGACGATGTTGAAGACGATGTTGAAGACGATGTTGAAGACGATGAAGACGATGTTGAAGACGATGAAGACGATGTTGAAGACGATGTTGACGACGATGTTGAAGACCATGTTGAAGACGATGTTGAAGACCATGTTGAAGATGATGTTGAAGACGAAGTTGAAGAAGATGAAGACGATGTTGAAGACGATGTTAAAGACAATGTTGAAGACGATGTTGAAGATGTTGACGACGATGTTGACAACGATGTTGACGACGATGTTGAAGACGATTTTGAAGAAGATGTTGAAGACGATGTTAAAGACAATGTTGAAGAAGATGTTGAAGACGATGTTGAAGACGATGTTGAAGATGTTGAAGATGTTGAAGATGTTGAAGATGTTAAAGATGTTGAGGACAATGTTGCCAATTTTATACACGATGTTGAAGAGGAAGATAATGTTAATAAACCAGAACAAGTTATAACATATGAAATATTAAAAAAGATGTCAAAGCAGGATTTACTGAATAAAGCATTAGAAATGAATCTAACGCATCATAATGGTCAAAATATTAAAAAACACAATAAACCTGAAATTATCGATTGTATTTTGAAAAATATTTAAAAAAAAATTGATTTTATTTTTTAAGATTTTCTTAAAAAATATCAAGATGAATAAAGTTTTATCACTTATCTCAAGTAATATTGAGAGAGTATTTTCTGAATATAGTTCCAAGATTTCAGAAAAATATAATATTGATATTAATGAACTCAAAGAGATATGGGATACTATGGAAGATGTGTCCGATGATGGTAAAAAACCAGATTATATTAAAATTCCGACGTCATCGAAGAAGACAATATCAAAAGCATCTTCTGTCTCATCATCTAAGGTAAGTACACCTAAGTCGACCAACTCATCTGATAAATGTAACTATAAATTTATAAAAGGAAAACAACAAGGTAGTTTTTGCACAGGTTCTACTAAGAATGGTAATAAATATTGTTCTAAACATCTGAAATTCGAGAATGAAGGTCAGAAGGAAAAGAAAGCATCTATTCCAGTTGTTGAAAAGAAATCTCTGGATCGTATTATAAAATTAAATAAAGATATCAAGATGTGGTGGCATCTTGAAACAAAATTAGTGTTTAAATCAAGTACAGAAAAAATAGTTATAGGAAGATATAAAGATGGAGAATTTCAAAAACTAAAAGAGGATGATATTGAAGATTGTCAGAAATATGGTTTTAAATATGAATTAGAAAACACTGAAGAATCTAAGAAATCAGTTGAATCTGAAAAAGAATCTAAGAAATCAGTTGAATCTGAAAAAGAATCTAAGAAATCAGTTGAATCTGAAAAAGAATCTAAGAAATCAGTTGAAT